GAATGTTTTATAAACAACTGATGGAAAATATTAAATGCACAATTACAGTGTATGGAGATAGTGATTTAGTTACTGGTGATTGTCTTGAATTAAATGTTCCCTTGTTTAGTTCAACCGATCCAGATAAAAAGGACGAATATTATAGCGGAAAATATATAATATTTGCATTGAGACATAGAATACAGGGTGGGAGATATATCATGGATTTAGAATTAGTAAAAGATTCATTCAACGAAGCTTTGCCATCTCCTGTTCCGCAACTTGTTGGGCCGGGCGGCTATGGTGGAGGCGGTAGATAATGGATTTTTTTAGTGGTAAAGAAGGATTAGTTTGGTGGCAAGGAATTGTGGAAGATGTAAACGATCCCGAAGCGTTAGGTAGAGTTAGAGTTAGAATCTTTGGATTTCATAACGAAGACAAGTCATTATTACCAACAGTAAAGCTTCCTTGGGCCTCTCCGATAATGCCTATCACCTCTGCCGCAATTGCTGGTGTAGGACAATCTCCGACTGGTGCATTGCCAGGCGCATGGGTTATGGGGTTCTTTAGAGATGGACAATCCGGCCAAGACCCTATCATATGGGGAACAGTATATGGACGGCCGAACGAAACCTCTACAGGGGCCGATGATGGTTCATATCCATCTACGGAAGAGAGGGTGCCGGGCGCATCTACGACTAACGAGACTGATGTTAACAGACTTGCTCAGGGCGTTCCTCCAGATACTGGTTCTTCTGGAACCGCCGTAGATTCTTCTGGGCCAGATGATGGTGGGCATGGTAAGCATTACAGCGAAGATGTAGATCAATCTGGAACATCTTCAGACGAAGAAAACAGAAAACGCATATCTAAAGTTACAACTAAAAATGGTAAGAGTGCATGGGTGGCCACAGTATTCAAGGACAATTTTCAAGGTTTCATTAATGAATTAGAAAAGACGCCATCTCCAAATCATCCTAATGGATATACTATTTACAGTATTGGTGGTTATGTTTATAGAAAATCTGCAGCTGGAAATGGTAAGTGGAGTTATCATGCATCGGGTGCGTCGATAGATATTAATCCAGCGGAAAATCCTTATAGTGATAGATTTATCACTGACATGCCATCAAACACATCTGCAATTGCTAAGAAATATGGTCTGGGTTGGGGTGGTGACTGGAGCTCTAAAAAAGATACGATGCATTTCAGTATGGCAAGTGGAGAGCGCGGCACAGTTCGTTTAAAGCGTAATGGTATTGTTCCTGATGCAAGTGGAAATCAAAGTGCAATTGTTGGCAACTCAGCACCAATTACTGGTTCTACATATTCAACTCCATCGGGAACTGGTGCAAAAACACAACCCAAACCCACATTAGATGTTAGCGATTGGAACGAAAAAACATCATATGCAGTTGGAGACTTGGTTAAGGGCCCAAAGTTACCAGAAGGACAAAACTCAGTAGGAGGCCCGCCATTCACATTGAAAACTGGTATTATTTCTTCTGCTGCCTCTCTGGGTATATCTGCAACAGATTTAGCAACAGTGATATCATATGAAACAGGTGGTACTTTTGATCCACGCAAGAAAGGCCCAACTACTCAATGGGGGCAGCATAGAGGACTGATACAATTTGGAGAACCGCAAGCCAGACAATATGGAGTAAATTTTTCTACAGAACAGACTGCATTAGATTCCCAACTTGGGCCCAATGGTGCTGTTGTAAAATATCTCAGAAGTGCTGGTGTTAGATCTGGCATGGGAAGGTTGGAAGTTTATTCTGCAATCAATGCTGGTGGTGTTGGAGAAAAATATTATGGTAGAACTGATGCGAATAATGGTGGTGCTGCCGGAACAGTTAGAGATAAAGTAAATAATCAAATGGCCGGACATGAAGTAAATGCCAATAGACTTCTTAAAGGTGCTGGAGAATCTACTTTCATAGAACAAAAAGTTTATATTGCAAAAAAAGCAGGAACTTCTGGAACTGATGGCGGTCCTAGAACTTCTAATTTAACAGATGGTACGGTATTGTGGGAAATTGCCCCCGATAGTGTTCAAGAGTCTTCTGTGAACGCACAGAAGGATGCTGCAGAGGCAGCTGCTGCAACCACTACAGATGGTTATACAACAAACGCAAAGGGTTCTGGTGCGTCTGGAATCGCCACTGAAGATAAACCATATTCAGTGCAACAAAAAGAAAAGACTAGAGATAAAACTGACTTATTCGAAGAACCAGAAAATCCATACGCGGCGAAATATCCCCACAATAAAGTATTATTTACAGAGTCTGGTCATGTCCAAGAGTTTGATGATACGCCCGGGGCTGAAAGAATTAATGTAATGCATAAAACTGGAACTTTTCAAGAAATGCATCCAGATGGTAGTATGGTCACTAAGATAGTAAAAGACAATTATGAAATTGTTTTTGGTGATAATAATATTTATGTAAAAGGAAACCTAAATATTGTTGTAGATAAAGATGTCAATATTAATGTTACTGGTGCAGTGGATGCTAAAATAGGAAAAACTCTAGATACCGAATCTGGTGGAAATACTACGATTAAAGCCCCAAAAATTGATTTAAATCCATAGGAAGAAAAATGACACTAGTAACTAATAAAGATTTTGATTTAAAATTTACCAGAATGTCTTCTGGAGATATAAAGATTAAAAAGGATATTCCCGAGCAAAATAAATTCCCTGCAATTGAACAGAGTCTTGTGAATATTTTACTAACCAATAAAGGCGAAAAACCTTTCTTTCAGAATTTTGGTGGTAATATGTACGGAAATCTTTTTGAATTGATATCAGATATTGAATATATGTCCATTCCAGACGAAATAAATATAAAAGAAACTATAAGATTGACTATAGCAGAATATGAACCTAGAGTTGTGGTTACAGATGTTCAATTTATTGGTGATGGAAAAAACAGATATGGAAAAGGTTCTGTGACTAGGGCAATTGATAATAATCAGTTGAATATTGAAATTAAATATAAAGTACCACCGGCAACACAAGTATTTGACTATACTTTAAAAGTAAAAAGAGTAAGATAGATGGCAAAAAACATTAATATATCTGAATTAGATTTTGAGGCTATAAAATCCTCTATAAAAGATTATATGAAATCGGATGAAACTTTTAAAGATTATAACTTTGAAGGTTCTGCACTAGATACTCTTACAGATATCTTAGGATATAATACATATTATAACTCATTCTATTTGAATATGATGGCAAATGAAATGTTTTTAGACACTGCCAGAATTAGAGACAATGTGGTATCCAAAGCAAAATTGCTCGGATATACTCCAACCTCTACAAGATCTGCAAAGGCGACATTATCATCAGTTTTTATGATTGAGAATAGAATCGGAGATAAATCAAATACTAAGTTTGCAAATATTAAAATCGATAGTAATTTTGTATTTAAATTATCAGTTGATGGAGTTGACTATAGATTTGTGCCATCAGTTTCGAGGGTAGTCAACCGTTCACAAGATCCAATTGATATTGGAAATGGACAGTTTAGACACATTTACGAAATATTTGACCTTGAAGTAATCCAAGGTAGTTTAGTAACTGAAAGTTATATTGTAGATACTTCTGATGTAAACCAAAGATTTTTGATATCAAATCCAAATGTCGATACTTCAACATTGAAAGTTTTTGTTAAAGAAAATAAATTTAGTGATTTCATAGAAGAGTATACATTAAATGATGATACGATGTCATTGACTGATGTTTCCACTAGATATTTTTTACAAGAATCTGTTGATGGTAATTATGAGGTTTTGTTTGGAGATGGAGTTCTTGGAAAAAATCTAGTATCTGGAAATGAACTTACTATTAGATATATTACTTCGGCAGGCGCTGCAGTAAATGGACTTACTGGTCAGATGACAATGTTGGGAAAAGATGTTCCTGATAATATACGAGCAGCAACTCCTACTGTTTTTCCAAATAATTTATCTATAATTGGCAGAACTTATGGCGGTTCTGATAAAGAGAGTATAGAATCAATTAAATTTTATGCACCAAGAACTTTTGAAGGACAAAATCGTGCAGTAACTTCTAGAGATTACATGACAATTATTCCAAAAATTTATCCACAAACAGCTTCAATGAATGTTTGGGGTGGTGAAGATAATGACCCTCCACAATATGGTAGAATATTTATTTCTATTAAACCAAATAGTGGATTATATTTGTCTGAGCAAGAAAAAGTTTCTGTAAAAAATTCTTTAGTTAAAAATTATTCTGTTTTAGGACTTACTCCAGATATTGTTGATCCAGATTTTATTAAATTAAAAATTAATACTCAAGTAAAATATGATAATGAATCTACTTTATTAGATAATGCAGATTTGACAGCTGCTGTTAAAAATTCTATCGTAGATTATAATAGTAAATTTTTGAATGATTTTAACAGTTATTTTAGATATTCACAATTCTTAGCCAAAATTGACCAAACTGATGAGAGTATTACCAATAACTTAACTACAATTATAATGATAAACGAACAATCCGCTACAGTAAATACATCAAGTAAATATTCTTTTAATTTTAGTAATAATATTTCTCCGAATTCCATATACTC